GATCTGTATTGGGGAGCGTGCAGTACGCTGTGTCTTACCAATAATAAGGCATCCCCTTCCACTGCGGTGGAAGGGGGATTAAGTCAGAGCATTAAACGAGGATGTTGCGTGTGAAAACCAAATGTTCCGCTGTCGTTATTAGTGCTATCTCTCTCTTTTTCCTGTTCATTTCTGCCTGTGCCTCAGCTAGCGTGGTGATGCTCAACAGACCCCGGAAGTTCCCCGTATTCCGGCCCTGGATATCCTGGCCGCAGGTTATGCCGGACGTGGTCCCGCCACAGCCGGTGCGGGCGTATCATCAGGAGTTACCGTCAGCTTCAATCCGCAGATTTACCTCAATGGTAGAGAAACTTCGGCACCGCCCGATATCGCCAAGGCCCTGAACCTGAGCCTGCGCGACCTGGAGAAAATGCTGGAGCGTATCGTGGCCCAGCAACAGCGCCGGGGGTACAACTGATGTTTGCCGTGTTGGGAAATATTGAGTTTGAGCTGATCACCTATTGGGACGGCTTCGAGGCGACGTTCGGCGTCGACTATGCAGAGCACGCCCGCATTGAAGGCAAGCCGGGTCTGCAGTTCGTGGGGGAAAAGCTCGACGAGATCCAGATAAGCCTGGCCTTTCATCAGCACTATTGTGTGCCGGATGTCGAACTGGCCCGGCTGCGTACCGCCATGAAAGCGCATCAGGCACTGGCGCTGGTGTTTGGCAACGGGGATTATCGCGGCTGGTTTGTGATAACCGACGTGACTGCCGTGAGCCAACAGACAGACACCACCGGCAACGTGTGGGCGCTCACGGCCACGGTTTCACTACGGGAATACATCGGTGACCCGAAAAACCCGCTCAAGCCTCCAGCAGTCAAAACGGCGTTGCCAGGTACGGGCACGGTAACCGGCGCGGTACCAGCCCCTTCCGGTGTTGCACTCTACGTCCGGGAGGGTGTGAACTACGCCAAACAGGCACAGTCCGCGCTGCAGGGCGCGATGAGTGCCGTGCGTATCGCCCAGAAGATGAAGGATAACCCCACCGTCGCCTTGACCCGCGTCCCTGGGTTGTTGAGTCAGTTGAACACCGTGGCCGTGCCGCTGGGAAAAAGTTCTTCTGCGTTTTCAGCCATCGGTGAGGCGCTGCCGGGGGCCATCACGCTCAGTCGAGCCACGGGACAGGCCGCCACCACTATCCAACAGGCACAAGGGGCGCTCGCGTCAGTTGACAGCAACAATATTGCTGCTGCACTGGGTACCGTCTCCGGGCAGTTGAATGCCGCCAGCACCACCTTGACCCAGGTGTCGCCGACGCTGAGCGAGATGGCCGCAAAAATTACCGTGAGGAGCCTCTGATGTTTCTTGAGCACATCACCAAAGAAGGCGAACGCTGGGATCAGTTGGCGTACCGTTACTACCACGACCCTCTGGGGTATCCCCGTATCATTGCGGCCAATCCCCATGTGGCCATCACGCCGGTGCTGTCTTCCGGCATTCTGCTGCTGATCCCCGTGATTGAGGCCGACGATAACACGCTGTTGGAGGACACCCCACCATGGCTGAGGTAACCCCATCACAAACCACCGTTGAGGCCATCACCGGTGTCAGCGAGGTTTTGCAGCCCACCTTCACTTTGTGGTACCTGCAGAAGAATATCACCAGTGATATCGCGCCTTACGTGACGCGTGTTAGTTACAGCGACAACATCAAGAATGAATCCGATGCCATTGAGGTTGACCTGGAAGATACCGAGGGACGCTGGATGAGTAAGTGGTATCCGGGCAAAGGCGATACGCTGACGCTCAAACTCGGCTATCGGGGGGAGAAGCTGCTTTCCTGCGGCGTCTTTTCTATTGATGAGATTGAAGTCAGTGGCCCGCCCAGTACGGTTTCCATTCGGGGGGTGGCCACCTCGGTTAACCAGGCGCTGCGTACCCCATCCAGCCGGGCGTTTGAGAAGACCACGCTGGCGGCCATCGCCAGCCGCATCGCCAAAAAGCACCAATTAAAGCTGGTTGGCAGTATCGAAGCCATCACCATTGACCGGGTGACACAATATTCAGAGACCGATGTGGGGTTTCTAAAGCGCCTGGCCAGCGAGTACGGCTATGCGGTGAAGGTGGTGAGCGACCAGTTGATTTTCTCCCATCTGGCCACCTTGCGCAGCCTGGAGCCGGTCAAGCAGCTTAGGCCACAGGATGTGGCACAGTTCTCCCTGCGCGATACCATCAACCGGATTTACAAGTCGGCCAAGGTGAAACACCAGAAAAGCAGCAGCAAGAAGCTGATTGTCTATGAGGCGGAGGGTGGCACGCATGAAGTGACCAAACAAACCAAGAACGGGAAAACCACCAGTGCCGATACGCTCAAGCTCAATAGCCGAGCGGCAGATACGGCCAGTGCCCAGATAAAGGCAGAGTCGGCGCTGGCCAAACATAACGAATACCAGCAAAACGGCTCCCTGACATTGATGGGAGCGCCCTCACTGACGGCTGGCAATAAAATTGAGCTGGTTGGGTTTGGTCAGTTATCCGGTGCCTGGTTGATCACCACCGCTCGACACACTGTTGATCGCAGCGGCGGCTATATGACTGAACTTGAGGTGGCACGCGGCCCGGTAACCCAGGGAAAGGCGAAATCAAAAGCGGGAAAAACCCAGACGTTGACGGTGTATAAACCCGATGGTTCAACCTCCACAGTGACAAAGGATAAAAAGAAATGAGCGGCGTAACACGGCAGGTCGGTACCATCAGCGCAGTTGACCCTCAAACGGTTCGGGCACGTGTTCGCCTGCCTGAAGCCGACAATCTGCGCACGGATTGGCTCAATGTGCTGCAACGCAACACCCAGAACACGAAAGACTACTGGTTGCCCGATATCGGCGAACAGGTCGAAGTGTTGCTCGATGCCAACGGTGAGGACGGCGTCATTCTGGGCGCGGTGTATTCCAGCGTTGATCTGCCCCCGGTCAATAACAAAGACGCCAGGGGCACCACCCATGCTGATGAAGCGGCCTTCTATTATGACCGGGCGACACATACCCTCACCATCAACGGCGGCATTGAACATATCGTGATCGCCGTCAAAGCCAATGTGCATATCACCGCCCAGCAGGCCACCGTCGATGCTCTCCAGACGATAGTCACGGGCGACGCTGAAATTCAGGGCAACCTGACGGTGAAAAAGAAACTGACTTATGAAGGGGGTATGGAAGGCTCTGGCGGCGACGGTGCAGCAGCGACCATCACCGGCAACCTGAACATTCTCGGTGATGCCCACGCCAGCGGCAGCATGTTGTCAGACGGCGAAAACTCCAACCACCACAGTCACTGAATCAAATCTTTTTAAACGGCGTTAATATCGGTCATTCCCTCCGGGGGCAATACTGCCCCCATGAAAACGAACTCCGTATTTTGGCAACCTGCGCTTCAGCGTCCTGGCGAAACCGTCCAGGGGCTGGAGGATATCGCCCAGGCCATTCTCATCATCCTGAGAACGCCCAGGGGGAGCGATCCGCATCGGCCAGAATTTGGCAGTAACCTGCATCTTTATATCGATCACCCCGTTGACCGGGCCATTCCCCATGTGGTGCGGGAATCTGTCGAGGCCATAAAACAATGGGAACCTCGCTGTCAGTTGGTCTCGATCAAGCCGGTGATTGATGCCGAGCATCTCACGCTACGGGTGCAGTGGAAAAGTGCAGAAGGCGTAACACAATCCACGGAGTTGTTATGGCGTTGAGTAAACCTGACTTTATCGAACGTGATGCAGACAAAATCACGGCTGAAATGGTGGCGCAGTACGAGGCAGACAGCGGTAAAACGCTCTATCCGGCACAAGCCGAACGGTTGTTGATCAACCTGTTCGCCTACCGTGAAAACCTGGTACGCGTCGCCATTCAGGAAGCCGCCGAGCAGAACCTGGTGGCCTTTGCCCGTGAGCCGATGCTGGATTACCTGGGCGAACTGGTCGGGGTTTATCGTCTGTCGGCGCAACCAGCACACACCGTGCTGCAGTTCAGCATCGATACTGCCCTGCCAACCTCTGTGTTGATCCCCGCAGGAACGCGCGTCAGCGCCACCGACAGCGTGATTTTTGCCACAGACAATGACGTTGTTCTGGTGGCGGGCCAGACCCTGGCATCAACCAGCGCCACCTGCACCGAGCCGGGAATAATGGGAAATGGCTGGCAACCGACCCAGGTCAGTACCTTGCTTGACCCGCTGGATGATATCGACCTGCAGGTGATCAATACGCAGGTGGCCAGCGGAGGGGCGGAACAGGAAGATAACGAGCGCCTGCGTGAACGTATTCGCCTGGCTCCCGAGTCCTTCAGCAATGCTGGCTCCAAGGGAGCATACCGGTTTCATGCGATGAGTGCCCATCAGGACATTATTGATGTCGGTATCAGCAGGCCAAGGCCGGGCACTGTCGCCCTCTACCCGTTAATGCGTAATGGCCTGCCGGATGACACCATTTTGGCACTGGTCAGCGCGACCTGTTCAGATGAAAAGGCGCGGCCCCTGACCGACACAGTGTGGGTCAAACAGCCGGTGCCAGTGGGATACCGTATCGACGCCATCCTGACGTTATATGAGGGGCAAAATGCTGACAGTACCCAAAAAGCGGGGTTAGCGGCTGCGGAGAGCTATGCGGCAGAGCGTGCAGCAGGGTTGGGGCGGGATATTGTGCCCAGCGAACTGGTCAGGGTACTGAAGCAACTCGGAGTGTATGACGTGGAATTGACAGCACCAGCGCTGACGGTGGTCAGCGAGATTGAGCTGGCCGTCTGCACCGGCATCACGATCACCCTCAAAGGCAGTGCGCATGGCTGAGTTAATCCCGGTACCTCCGATTGACATTGATATCAGCCTGAAGGCGCTGGCCGGACTCGCCCAGCGCTTATCGGACATCAACCTGACCCCCTTGCTGGTGTATCTGGTTGACCTGGTCGACAGCAGCACCTTGCCCTGGCTGGCAGAGCAGTTGTCACTGGTGGGGGATGGTTGGGAACTGGCGGAGTCCGACGAGGTGCGTCGAACTCTGATTAAAGGGGCCATTGAG